TATTAATTTGTCTTTATTCATGTATAATTCCTTTCTGCCTGTTCAGGCATAAAAATAAGCCCCGGAATGGGACTGGTTTACAAGTTAGTTTGGTTAAGTAAATAGCAATTTAACTGATTTAATTGATGGTGAGGCTTGGATAGAAACTACTTACTTTTATTATAAAAAGAATGGCAAAACAGTACATTTAAGACGTAATACATTTCCTAATATTACGGCGAATACTGAATTTTTGTTAGGAACCCTGCCTTCGAATTATAGACCACTTTTCCCCGTTGTAAAAAGTGTTGTACATTATGATGGATCACAATGGATCGAATATGCCTTTATATTTGAAACCGATGGAAGAGTAAGACTATATTCCACAAAGACATTAAACTATATTGCGCCATTCCAGATTTCATTTAGAATCAATTAATTTCAAATGATCATTTAATCCTTACAGCTTTTAAAAATGCTGTGCTTTCGACGCTTAAGTTACTTCCGCTGGTTTGAGTTGCCCATAATTTAATATTAGATCCAGTTGGTAATGTCACTATACCCGTAGTAGATTGTTCCAATGGAGCCGCATCGTTTACAAAATCATCAGTAGCATCGGCGGCAATAACGAGTGAATTGTAATAATCCCCTTGCCTAATATAAATTCTACGGCTTCCGCCACGAACTGTATTAGACCAAATTAATCCGGCCGAAATTACATAAGTTCCTGCTGGCAAGGTAAAACCCGTTATTTCTGCGCTTATTCCATTGTCACAAGGTACATATGATGGAGGACTGATATTATAAACACTGCCTATCACACTTAAATTGCTATTTGCTGTAGTAATCTGGTCTTGTAAAGTCTTCCCCATGACAGCATCTAAAGCCGCTATTCCGGACGTTGTCGCCAGCGCATTGTTCACCAAAGGAGGAAGTGGCCCCTGTGGGCCTTGTGGCCCCATATTACCCTGCGGACCCTGTGGCCCAGTATCCCCTTTAGGGCCTTTAATATTCCCGATTAATATTCTTCCCATTATGTATCACTCCCTTCGTCAGTGATGAAATACAAATTTCCGGTGTCAGCATCATATTCAAAAGCTGGCGGATTCTCTCCGTCTGGATATTCTGCGTACAGATCCCCAGTGTTCGGATCAAGGTATAAACTAAACATACCAGCAGTAGGCGTCATTATCCCGGCTTCACCCTGTGCACCTTGTGGACCGGTGTCTCCTTTATCTCCCTTAAATTCTCCTGCGTCCAGCCGATCAAGCAGATCTTGTTTAACCGCATTGGCATTTGTAGCCGCTGTGTTTGCATTGGCAGCGGCGGCATTGGCGTTCCCTGCCTGGGTATTGGCATTGCCTGCAGCGGCCGTAACCTCTGCTATTGCAGTAGTAACATTGGAGGTGTTCTGTTCAACTTCCTGATTAACTTTCTCCGCAAGGGAAATCATACTTCCCCGAACCTCCCGGCCTTTCTTCGCCTTTCTAAAGGCTTCAATTTCCTGACTAATATCAGCCATAGACCTCACTCCTTTCTGCACATAAAAAGAGCGGGGAAATTAATCCTCGCTCCATGTGAAATGTCTTATTTTATTCGTGGCTGGTGCACTCTGGAAGGTACTGTGTTGCAAGCCACTGGGAGAATTCGGGGTTGTCTGCCTTTACAAGGCCGTCTGCTTCTGTCTTTAAGCCTGTGTAATACTCATATCCGGCTTTTAATTCTCCGTAGGTATTGAAAGCATACAGAACACCGTCAATCTTTGTTACCCCTACCGGAATTGTTTTATCATCAAATGTAAACGACCAAATACCTTCTGTTGATTGACTCCATTTTCCTGAATAGGTATCACGGGCAACTGTTTTTATATCGTTATTTTCGCTCTTAACCCAGCGCGGTAGCATTCCCATGTCCCAAAATTTCAATATTCTTTCTTTACTTGCATTTTCAAGCATATTAAATCTTACGCAAGCTGTGTCATTAATCCACGTCCATCTATAATCAAGTGAACGATCTTCATGTTTAGCCTCTGTTTCAGGAGATTCTGGAACGTATTCTTTATTATAATTCATTGCTAAAGCATTAAAAGAAAATAATACGGATAATATTACAGCTATAACGGATAGCCTTTTAGTAGTTTTCATCTTGTATCCCTCCATACTTGTATTATATCCATTTTTTCTTTTAATTCAACCCTCCTTTCAATTTAATTTCCAAATACTTTATTATGAAGTAGCTTAATTTCTTCCGTCAAACTCCACCCGTCCCAAAAATCATCATCACCAGTTAAGTATATATCTCCTGTCGATAACATTAATTCAGAAATATGAGTCTCCTTATTTCCTTTTGCTAATAAAATGTGTGGGTGATAATTATATTCATCAGAAGTTGCCGCATCAATTCTCACCGAATGCTCTGAATCTCTACTGTAAAATACACCTGATCCTTGTGCTGATATACCATAATCTCCAATCCATGTATAAGTTGAATTTATATTGACATTACCGATATTGATTTCGCCAGCATTAAGAGTAACTTCTCCGTCACTATCTACTGTGAATGTACCTCCCCCTATATTTATAGCACCTCCTATAATAACCGATCCTCTTATTGTGCTACCCTCAATGACTCCAAGCATAACATGCAATCCGGTTTTATCCCAAGTTCCTATGACGGTTCCTGCAGCGTTCTTTACAGTAATTGTACCGTCTTTGCCAAGTCCTTCGCCGCCAACCTCTAGCATACCGCCCCGGATCCGATCCGCCAGCATTGTCCCTGATGTGATAAAATCCGCTACCAGATTCCCGTCAATGGTCCAGGCATTAGAGTAAGGCCCGTTGATTCCGGATCTACTGAATCCAATTCCGTTTTTGTTGATCTGGATCACGCTTCGGGCCGTTTCCTTATCTGGGGTATCCATAACAAGGATTCTCCATGGGTGCATCTTCTCCCCTGTATCCGGATCGTACACATCAAGGACCACATAACCGCCTTTACCTCCTGTGATCAGCTGTGTGGCGTTCTCCACCTTCCGGTTGATTTCCCGGCTGGTGCTTTCTGCTACCCGTTTGATCCGGTTGGATATCTCCAGCTTATCTTTATTGACCGACCCTGTAAATGTGGGGCGTACCAGACCCAGTACGATTTCATCTTTCCCGGGATCATCTAAGTGCATGATCTTCTTTGACAGCATGAAGCGTTTACTGATCTTATGCGGGGCGCTCTCCACCTGTGTCCAGCAACCGATTTTTAGTTTCTGGATATCCACGTCAATAAGCCCCAGATCAAGAGCGGTAAGCTCCAGAGTTTCCGGAAGTGCTATGCACTCCTGTAAGTAGGCGTTTGCTTTTGCAAGAAGGGCTTCCGGATCGGTGATATCATCCCATATCTGAGTGCCGAAGACCCAGCCATACGTATCAACGGCTGCCTGATTGAAAATATAATCCTTTCCACCGTTTACGCTGGTAATGTCCAGACGTTTTTCTTCTTCATCGGTGCTATCGTTTTCAATTGCAGCGCCATAGGGAATCATAGCTGTTCTGATATTGATCGGTTTTATATGCCGGGTAAGATCCAGTAGGTTTTCCCCGAATCGTATCACCTGGCTGTTAATACCACCGTAGTCATGGACATAATCCATATATTTCTTTCCATTGGCGCGCCTGATCATTAAATATCCGCCGTTGATATTGACAAGCTGAGTCTTAAGGGTTTCCAGTGTATCCACGCATTCTGTATTAATACGCTGAATTTCAGGAGCGTTGTCGGCAACAGTGATATTACCTACCTCAAAGCGTTTCCGCTCCTCCACCTGGCTGTTATGAACCTCCAGGACCTGACGAAAGAATTCTGCTCCGCTTCCGGTGAAGTTATAAGGGCGCTGCATACTATCCAGTAAGTAGGCCATCTCTCCTTCACAGGTCACTTTTCCGATGTTATGAAAATCCAGTTCCTTTCCCATGTGCCGACCGCAGAAAATCAGTTCTTCATCAGAGTAAGCATAGATTTCACTCTTTAATGCAAGGATCTGCTCGACATGTGGGTGAAAGGGGGATATCTGGAAAGTAAATATAGAGGTTTTCCCTGCTTCTAATTCCAGCACCGGATCAATGAGCTGCAGCTCTCCACTATCATCTCTTGGTTCATGAAGTGGATATTCCACACCGTTTGTAAGTACCGTTACGCGATACATTATAAGATTCCTCCTCTATAATCAATGCTTACAACTCCGTTTCCGTAAAAGATCAGCTCATGCTCTCCCTCTGGTATGGAAATTGCATATAGTTTTGTGGTTCCGGCCGGAAGATCGTACTTTACTCCCTTCCATTCTACCTGCATTGCCTTACTGGCCGTAAAGGTCGGTAATACCTCTTTCCTGGTTCCCGGAATATCTACCTTCAGGATGCCGTTTACAACAAGGTCCTTGTATTCCCGGATAAGTCCCGTTTCAAAGTCAAACGGATCCCAGAGCCAATCATCTAAACTGGAAAGCAGTTCATACTTATATGGCTCCATATCTCCTGTGATGGTGATCCGGTTGATTAAATAGCTGCTCTTTTCAGAGCTTAAGGACAAACGGCCAATGTAGTAGTACTCGGGATCCGTATCTAAAATGATCTTAAGCCGCTTCCCGTGAAGATAATCTCCGATCTGGCTTGTTAAGCTATGCCAGTCCTGCAAATCTCCAGATACGTCAAAGATCATTTGCAGTTCCCGGTTGTTATATTTGACCGATCCCATGGCTTCTGTTAAGTCAATCATGCCGTCAGCTCCCGGGATATCCACTTGACTGGTCTTTGCCTCTGGCATCGAAACAACCAGGGACTGCAAAAGCAATCCCCAATCGTCAAAGGTCTTTTTCTCTCCTATTGTTACATTCATCTACTCCGTCCTTTCGTATCACCCACGTCACCAAGCTCTATATCCATGTATGGCGCCGTAGCCTGTGCAACGGTCTTTCCATCAAGATTGGACTGCACCACAATACACCCCTTACCCAGGACAATTTTCTGATCCTGTCCGTAACTCCCCTGGCTTAAAGTGGCTTCCATTCCGGCCAGACCGCCCATAGCGTTAAACCGGACATTTTCCTCTTGTGTGAGAACCCTTTCCCCGTAGTCCAAGTAAGCAGGAAAGTAATCTCCCGGTACAAAATCAATTCCAGTTTTTAGCCTTGGGATCGTGGGAATATGAAAGCTTTTTCCACCAATGCCTGGAACCCAGTCCGGGATCTCAATGTTAGCAAGCCCCTTTATGAATCCATTGATCAGATCAATCATGGCATTAATAGGCATTTTCATAATTCCGACAAAGGAGTCCGCAATCGTTTTAAAAATATTCTTGATATTCTCCCAGGCGCCTTTCCAGTTCCCGGTGAATACATTCTTTACAAATTCGATCAATTCGTCAAAAATCTTTGTTATATTCTGTATTTGCTCTGTAACAGAACCGACAATCCCTTTAAATATCTCCTGGAATGCCGATAGCAGTAATTCAAGCGCCGGCACTAACAAATCGGTCATGGTTTGTGCAACTGGCATAAGGGCATCAATCAAGGGAACCAGGGCGTCACCGATCAGCTTGATAATGGGAGCCAGTAACTGAATGAAGCAGTCAATCACCGGAAGAAGCTCCTGCAATAGCATACTGATAATCGGCAGCAACGCTTTTATTAACTCCACAAGCACCGGAAGCAAAGCGCTGATAATTTCAGCAATCGGAGGAACCAGCTGTGAAAACAATTCCACCAGAATAGGCAGAACGGCGCTGATCAGTTCCATCAGTGGAGGAACCAACTCCTGAAACAGATCCAGAAGTATGGGCATGATCTGTTCAATCACGGGTACCAGCTGCTCAATTAACTGCCCGAATAAATCCATCAACGGGGGAAGGGCTTCTTCCAACATTGGCAGGGCTGCTTCTGCAAGATCGGTTATAAGAGGAATCAGTTGTTCGCCTAGGGGAAGTATTAGCAGTTCCAGGCTTCGCTTTAATCCCTCCAGCATGGAGCCAAGATCATCATACTTTACTTCCTTGATTCCGTTCATGGCATCCGCAGTGTCGTAAGCTCCATCGGTGATATCCGCCAAAGCTCCGACCGCCTCCGGTCCTAAATCCTCCCACATGGTACCGAAAAGATCCGTACCGGCTATGTTTTGCTGCAGAGGATCGTCCATAGCGGCGAGTGCGTCAACGGTTTCCTGAAAGGCCTGTTTTGCAGTATCTCCGCCAGCCGAAAATTTCTTAGCCATTTCATCTGCATTCAACCCAATCTTAGAAAATCCTTCAATCGTGGTTTCGCTTCCGTCAATGGCACGAATGGAGAATTCTTTCACAGCGTCGCCGATCTTATCCAGGTTCCAGGCTCCGCTGTCCGCTCCTTGCTGGAAGATTTTAAACATATCATCCGCATTAAAGCCCAACTTCGCAAACTGAGTAGAATACTCATTGACACTGTCAATCAATTCTCCGGAATAGTCGAGGCCGTTCTGGGCACCTGCGGCGATCAGGCTCATAGCTTCATCGCCAGAAACTCCGAAGTTGTCCATCATCGCCTTGGCGGCCCTTGTGGATTCCGGAATCTCATAACCGAAAGTATCCCTTAAGGCGAAAGCTGATTCCGTAATCTGCTGAAGCTTATCATCCGACATGTCTCCAAGCTGTTTATCCACGTCGGCCATGGCGGAGGCGATATCCTGAAAGTCTTCACCATAGTTATTTTTGTAGATGCTTTCAAGAACCGATTGATACCGTTCTGTTTCTTCGGTGCCTTTCCCCGTACTGGATATGTACTGGTTCATGGCCTGATCCATCTGCGTGGCGCTACTTATCGCCATGCCTCCTACCGCAACGGCAGCAGTGCCAACGGCAATCATACCGGCGCCTATGGCTTTGGCCGAGGTCCCGGCTATGCCTTTGAGCTTTTCTCCGGTGGACTTCTCAACCTCTTCCCGTTTTTTTCCGGTATCTTCATCGTCCTTGACCCGTTTCTCATTTTCTTCCTGGTGATGTTCGGTCACGCCTTCCTTGGTCTTCTTTACAGACTCGGAGGTTTCTTTTTCAATGCTTTCCGTCCGCTCGGATCCTCTTTTTGCAGATTGCTCCACTTTCTTTTGAGCGGCGTCAAGATCCCGATCGAGGTTGCTATCGTCTCCCCGAATTTCATAGGTTACTTCGCCGTCAGCTGCCATTTGTACCACCTGCCTTTATCTCGCACTGATCAGCGCTTAGATGCCATTCTCTCCAAAGTAGAAAACAGCTTATTAAGCCCGTCTTTCCCGTTATCCTCATGATATCCCAAAGCATAATAGGCTTTGATCTCCATAAGGTCCTGAATCTCTTTGTTGTTCTTTCCGTTTGGCGCAGGAAGTTCCATTCCCCGGTACTTCATAACCTCTTTGATTTTTGTATCTCCGGAAAGACCTTCAAACAATGCCAAAAATCGGCGCCATGGAAGTTTTCCCTGCTGATCAATCAGATCAAGGCCATAATCCTGCATAAAAGAAGCGTAGATATATTCTCCGTCTTCTTCAAAATCAAAAAGGACCCGTGCTTTCCCTACTCTGGGACGGGTCCTGGTCTTTACTTTTTCTTCAAATATCTGGTTCAGTAGTTCACTTCGTTCTGCCCAAGTCAACCGGGAAATGGATTTTTCATTTATTCCAAAGATCTTCAAGGCTTCCATAAGCATATCGGAATCACTCAAAAGCCGCTCCCGGAACATGCGCTGAACATTCAGCACGGTATCGTAAGCCATATCAAGGGGGTAGATTTCTCCATGAAATTCAATTGTCTCATCTTCATACCAAGTGAGGAATCCCATCTTACCCCTTCTTTCCAAATCCCCGGCGTTGTTTGCGGTTGTACCCGGAAACGATGGACTGCTTATTCTCCCGGGCCAGATTGCGAACCTGGGGGACCATTACGTCAGTCACGAAGGGAATGACTTCCCTGCACATTTCTATATATCGCCCCTGGTAGAAATCTATAATCGTCTTTGCGTCTTCCAGGCCGAATACCGCTTCTAAAATATCCGTAACGGCGTTTCCGATTGTTTCAAGAGCTCCGTCACTTTTCTCTTTCACCTGGTTAATATCCTGTAATGCCCGGACAAGAGCTGCGTGCTTTTCTGACAGCTTTACGGCCATACTGTCCGGATCCAGGGAAACATGAAGGGTATGAATTATCCTTCCGTCCTCCTCTGCCAGTTCAAAGTCTTCTGTATAAAGTTTCTTTCGTTTTACCTGATAGGCCATGGATTATCCCTCCGTGGGTGCTTCTTCGGTACTTCCAATAGTAGGAAGTCCGTTTCCGTGAATGGTTACAGTCAGGGCGTTAGGCTGGTTACTGTCTCCGTAAGCAGGGGTGATGTTTGCAAGCGTTACCGGCCAGATAATAACCTTCGTTCCCCTGACTAACTTTAAGAATGTCTTTCTTGCGTTTCCAAAATGGTATAGCACCTCATCGGATAAAAGATAATCCGCCGCTACGTCTCCATGCTTACAGTCTCCCGTGATAGTTGCGGTAAACTGGCCACCAGTGACCTCCGTGCTTCCATAGCCTTTGTCAGCGTAATAACTGGCCTGATAAAGGACTTCATTCATGGACTGGGTCATATTCTTCATAAGCTTTGCAAGAGTCGCCCAAGTGGGGGTATCTCCGGTAGGCGTTGTGTCAATAAATGCTTCAGTTTCATAATTCAGTTCCGGGGTGATGGTATTTGCCGGACGTGTTGGTTCTGCCATTTAACTCACCTTTCCTTTCAAAAATAGATTTTCATGTTCATAATTGCAGAATAAATATATTGGCCGTCTTCCTGTTTGCCGGTCTTATTTGGTTCTGTAGCAGTAATAGCATCAAGCCAGGAAAACCTTTCAGCTGCTGGATATTTCTTCAATGGCTGAAAATAGTTACAGATACGGGATAAATCATTGACGCAGATCTGCTGATCCTTATTCTTACTTAAAAATAATACAGGGAGGATCCTGACGGCACTTTTATCATAATAAAGACCATCATTGTACCCTGCCGCCAGTTCTGCACAGATACCGCCATCAGCCGGGAGGCCATTAAGGCTGATAGAAAGTCCCAGGCCATTCTGCACCGTTTCAACAATAAGATTTAATAGTTCAACTTGTGGCTCCATGTTTTAACAGCCTCCTAAATTCTGATTGGTAGACCTTTTTCCAATCGTCTCCGTGCTGCGCCCTGGCGTAATGGGCCCACATTTTATGAGTCCCTGGCTTTGTATACTTTAAAGGGCGGTTGGTTGCAACCTTTGGCGCTCTGCCCTCCATGACTACGCCGTAATATTGCATTCTGGCGTAAACAGTGGCCCATCTCATAATACCTTTTTCCGGTTCGCTGTTTGTAAGCCCGCTGTTTGTAAGATCATGCTGATCTTCCGGGCAATACTGGTTTGCATCCTTTAAAGCCTGCATTGTAACCGTGGGAAGAGCGTCAGAACTTGCCGACTTAATCCGCCCCCGGACCGATGCTTTATTGAATGTCACCCTTGTGCTGATCTTAGACATGACGCACCAATCCAATCTCATAATGATGGAGCCTCTTACCGTCATAAAGGGGATCCACCAACTGAACACGGTACTTTTCTCCATGAATGGAAAATACCTGTTCTGCGTGGAATCCCTGGTTTCTGGGCCTGCTGTTATGGCAGTCGTAAAACAGGACCGCCGCCAGCTGGATTTCATTGTTCTGTTTATCCCTGACGTACTTTGTGGTTGGCTCCAGACGGACGTATTTTAAATCCGCCGGATCCGTCAGTGTCTCCTTCCCCCAGGAATCCTTTTCGGAAACTCCCTGCAACTGGGCCGAATGAATCAATAGTGATTTTGGAATTGGTCTCACTGACAGCCACCTCCCCGATATAAAAGCCCTGTAGGCAATAAATACCTGGAAGCTCGGGGAGCATAAAGGGATTGCTTTGTGCTCCCTCCTGCTCCGGCAGATTTTGAATAGTTAAACTTTCCAAGACCTGCACTTTGGAGGTCTGCCCCGTTATCCATATCACTGCCGCCATTGGCTTCTAAGTATTCTACCTGTGCGCATACGGCACGTCTTACCCGGTCTTGTGTAGCTTCTGGCATAGCAAGAAAGGATGTGGACGTCAGCCGGTACATGGTCATTTCTTCCACAATCTCCCCGGCTCTCATGGACAAAGAAGGGAAGTCAGCAGAATCTACTGGCTCCCCGTGAAATGTATTATCATAAAAGGCTTCATCTATGTAGGACACTTAACCGCCTCCTTTATGCTACTGGTTTGATATCTCCAGCTTTCACAGTGAGATATCCTACACTTGCCACTTTAGAGGAAACAAGGTTTACCACCTCGATGACGTCACCTTCTGTCACTGTAATTTCCGTTGTTCCACTTGTCAGAGAAGTGCCGGAATAATTCGCCGCAGTAGTTCCAAAGGTTGCTCTTGAAGCGGGATTCTTTGTGTACTGGAAGGAAGAACCGGAAGCACCTGTCACCGTTAATTTGGTGGTCCCTGCAGCTTCTCCCTGGGCGGCTGCTAAAGTAAGGGAGCCAGGGGAATACACGGCACGGATCGCAACGCTTCGCAGAACCTTATGATCATAAACTTTTCTACCCTGAACCGCAGACGCTCCAATGTATTTACCGGATCCAGATAAATCCTGAAGATGGATCTGTACTGCAAAATCCATAGCACGGGTTGCAAATCTTGGGTGTCCGGCCAACATTTGGAGATTGGCGGTTGTGTCGTTCCATTCAATGACCAGGAAGCCTGCAATCTTACCGATCGCTCCCGTAACCTTCACTTCGTCGCCCAGACTGGAAGCGGCCACAAATTCCGGAGATTTAAGGACCAGCGCCATAGCATCGGGAAGTACCAGTAGGTACCGCTTGCCATCATTGGGAATATTGGCCTTATTCATACGGGTGCGGATATCCACGATCTTGTCATAGATATTTTCCTTGGTAAGAATGGTTTCATTGTCAACCGTAGCGGCAGCCAGAAGAGTAGTACCTCCATCAGAATCGATCTGCTTCGCCATAGCGTAGGATGCGGAATCCAAACGGTCAGCAATCAGATTGTCCGGTACGGATTCAGCGTCATATCCGTCAATGATTTCATTCAGCGCCTTATCTTTTGTAATCGGCATATTTTCATACGCTGTGGAACCGTGGGTACCAGAAATACCGTTAGCCTTATCGTAATCACTTACTGTTACTTCCCCGTCTCTTACCGGAATCTTCACAATACCAGCAGAAGGTTTCCCTTCGTAATCGTTGTTAAACACAACCCCGTCTTTCAGTACCAGTTCATTTCTCAGCTTTGCCAAGACAAGCTTGGAATATCTCTCCTGCGCAGCGTGCGCAAACATCTGTAAAAATCTTTTAAAGTGCATACAATCACCTATTACCTTTCTTAGTCAATTTTAAGTCCTGGATTCTTTTTTAAGAAAGCGGCTTCCACCCCATCGGTTTTCTTAGAGCCTTTTCCCTTTTGCCTTTGTCCCCAGGCTTTGTTTTTAGTTTCGTCTTCATCCTCTTCTCCATCAGGATCCGCTGCACCCTTTTTGAATTGAGGATATTTCTTTACTACTTTTTCGATGGCGTCTTCTAAGTCAAGATCTTCATCACCTGCCATGTATGCCCTGGCCAGAGCGGTTACATCATCAACGGCATCCTTAGACACACCAGCTTCATAACAGGCAACCTTTATTTCCAGGCTTGTGGCTTTGCTCTCAGCGTCTTTTCTTGCCTTTGCATCTTCTGACTCATTCTGAGCAGGATCCTTATCCTTCTTCCCATCGTCCTTAGGTGGCGTACTCTGCTTGCGATCCCATTTCCTTTTCTCTCTGGCAAGACGTTTCTTAACAGCTTCGTCAATATCCTTTTGGGAATATTTCTTTTCATCTTCTCCGTCTTCGTCCGAATCATCATCGTCCTGGTCGTCACCATCGTCACCGGAATCATCTCCGTCACCTCCTCCATTGTCATCAGCAAAAAGCTGCAAATTAAAGGAGTATAATTTCTTTTTCATTGTCATGTATTTCATGTAATTTCCCTCCGTTTAACGCCCGTTTGGCGATTATTTTATATTCAGGTATTCTGGATAGCCATTGGCAACCCCGCAAATACCAATAAAAAAAGAATCTACCAGAAGTTTTCCATGCTCTGATAAATCCTTATAATCAATTCGTACATGCCCATCATGTTGAACGTGGACAATCCGGTCATTTGTAAACTCATTCAGAGATACAATCAAATTCTGTGTTAATACCGATACTGCAGCGCACACAATGTCATATCCTGATTCTGCATATCCGGCATGACCGTCTACCGTTATGCCCAGGTTGTCAACTTCCACTGTAATCATTTTTCCTTCCCTGCTCTCTTGCTGGCCCCTACCGCTTCTGCACTGATTCGCTTGTCAAATCCGACTACCTGCTCCCGGTCTTTTCTCCGGTGGAGCTGGTCGTTTCCGTCAACATACTCTCTCAGTTTCGCTTCTTTCTTCTTTAATTTTACGGAGGTTTGTTCAAAAGCTTCTTTCGCTGTCTGCTTAAATTCTTCCTTGTTACCCAGCTCGTCATATAGCATACACTCCCTTTTCGTTTTGCGAACGGCTCTCTCCAGACTGCGCTGAACCTGAATCTGTTTATATAGCTTATCATTTGCGTCCAGGTCGTCTGTAGGAAAATACCGCCGAATGGATACCCCTTCCACAAACGGGTAAGCATGATGCCCACAGTTGATCCCCAGAATGCCGTCAGGCTCCCCATAGCTGGAGGTGTTCCAGTGAGAATACTTCCTTGATCGGTTGGCCCGGTCAAATATCTTTCCCTGATCCTTTGCACATTTAGGACGGGCTCCGGTATGACTATCAATCTCTATCAGATCAATGCCATAGTCTTCACAACGGGCCATCTGGATTTCATGAGCAACACTACCGGAAGTAGTTCGCATAGCCATGTTCACATAAGCTTCCGGAGTCCACTCTCTCCCCTTTTTATCCACAAAAGCTGGGATTCCCTTTTCATTAAAAGCCTGGACGCACTTCTTAAGAGCCTGTGCCCTTGATTCTGCCCCTATAATAGCCGCAGTGGCATGTTTATCCAGGGTATCAATAAACACCTGTTTATTGGCTATCTCCTTTGCAGTGGAAGCCATGTCCTGAACCAATGCTTTGTATGCGTCTCTTGCCTTGTAAAGCATTGTGGTGTTACATAGGTTCAATGTATCCTTGGCCTGACGCTTTAATCCCTTCATGACCTTGGTTACATTTCGGCTCTTTACTACAGGAATTGCTTCCCCTACGATCTTGCGACGAACAAGATGCTGAAAGCCTGGCTCCAATTCCTTGGTAACCTGTTCTGCCATATCCTCCAACATGCGTTGTGCTGCCGTGTTACTGATTCCTGCCATCTGGCTGATAATCTGGATATTTTCTTTATTGAGCTTTCCGATCTCTGCCAGCTTTTGAAGCTGCCATTCGTCAGTAGGAATAGGCTGATCATAATTTCGAATATGCCGGACAATGTTCTGCATTAGCATTTCTTCCAGATCCTGATAAAGTCCGGTAGGCTTATCGGCGGCAAGCTGATTATCTAAGAGATTCATTCTTCGCTTTCCGCCTCCTCATCCGCCTTGTCTTCCTCTGTGCTAGGATCCTCTGCGTCTTCCGGATCTCCCTCTTCGTCTTCCTGAGTCCAGTCCACCTCCTGACCTGTGATCTGCCCTTCTTCTGCGATCAGCTTTAGTTCCTTTTCGGCTTCGGTCTTGCTGCACTTATTAATCTCCATGATCGCTGTCAGCTTCGACCGCAGGCCGCCCTGTACCAGTTTCAAATTCCGGTCAATGGTAGTATTGCTGTCCTCAATAATGGAATCATCAAAGTCAACCGTAACCGTAACTTCTCCATAACCATCTAAAAAGGCCAATGCTTCCACCATTCCTATGATTGCAGACGCCAAAGGAAGCTCATTCTTTTTCAGGTTCTGGTACAGGTCCGACTTGTCAGATATTACTTCCGTAGCCGTCTTGACACCGGAGCTGCTAAACTGATATCTGCCGGTACCCATACCACACTTAAGGGACAGAAGGTCCAGGGAGCGCTGTATCCCAAGTTCGTGATCTGCGGCACGGATCTCCATGTTATTCTCGGTCAGATTCAAGCTATCGCTTTTACTGTCTCCCGGCATTGCGTAGTATATCGTATCATTGGGATCAAAAACAGGCGCCGCAATTCCTTCATCACCCATCATCATCTTAGCCATAGATACTGGAACGATGATCCGCTTCTTTCCAAGGATAAACTCATTCATGTAGGAGTCATACACCAGATCACAGCCCTTTAACTGACTTAAGCTGTTTGCATACACCGATATTCCCATAGGACTGTCTAAGTCAATGTTGTTCTGAATGTTTGGCGTGATAATCTGAAAGAGCGGCCTTGTACTGCCAGTTGGAACAATGGGAAGGATATCTTCTCCAAGTTCCAGATTCTTTCCTGAATCAGCATCCACCAAACGATTTTCAATGTAGTATTCTTCAGGGGATTCGCCATCTTCCTGATTTCCAAAGCGGTGAATCTGTAAATAGATAACGTCCTCACCGTCCTGTACCCGGTAACTTCCAAAAGCGCATTCTGTAATATCTCCATTATCCCAAGACAGCGGATAGATCATATCGGCCCTGACATAATCAATCACAACCGCATCACCGGCCAGGTATTCTACAAAGGCACCAGTACCAAGAGCAAAGGCCAGTTCAATCAGCTGGTTGGCCCGTACACGGAAGTTATTCAGTTTCAGGATCTCCTGCAGACGCTTATCAAAGCTGCCGGCCTTAATGGCTACTTTTTCATTCAGGATTAGATTCGCCCAGTCTTCGCAGATCTTTTTTGCCATGCCAAGGGAAAGCCTGGTGCATTCCGTCACCTTGATTCCGTTAAAGACTTTGTACTTGTGGAACTTTTCAACCTCTCCCTGGTACCATTCCAGCCACTCATCAATGTGGGAAAAGGTATCATCGGAAACCGTGTTGTATCCACCGTCTTGTAAATACTGCTGAATTGTTTTCATTTCTCACCTCCTACGCAGCGATATAAATAATCTCGTCCTGAACGCTCTCCGTACTGTACTCGGTGCTGTCCAAGCTGTCTACATTCATCAGGCCATCGTCCAGGCGGACGTCCTGATTCTTTTTCTTGTCATCATATACGGCCTGCTCAAAGGCTTCTATGATGTGTTTGCAGTGCTTCATGATCTTCCAGCGTTCCTGGGCAATCAGGCTGTTATAGAATGCGATCCGGTCATTGATCGGACCTTTGATGGCATTCTTGATATCAATAGCAACATGGGCCTGAATGCACGCAGATTCCAAACCTGCAATGAGCGTCTGCTCTGCGCTATCACAGTAAGCTTCATAAACCTTGAACTTGGTTCTGGCTCTACGGACAAAGTCTATAAAATCCTCCTGAAGCTGTTTGGGATTGATCCGCTTTTTGCGGTAGTACTCTTCAAGAACAACCACCTGCTTAAATCCCTTGGTAAATCCTGTCAGGGTAAAAGAATGGGCCGACTTCGTACCACCAAAGTCAACCCCGATTACTGCGTACATGATTTCATTGTCTTCCAGCCATTCAGGCCCGATAAGGTATTTCTTTTGGTTGTCAACAAAGTGCTGATAGATAAGCCCTTCCGCAGCTACCCACAAACCAAGAATAAAGCGTTTATAAAATACGCTGCTATGCGGCCATGTGTTTTTATACGCTTCTTTTCGTTTGGGAGAAAGAGAAAGGTTGTCGTCCATTGTGAAATGAAGGTGATAAACCTTTTTCTTCTTAGCTTCTTTCGGCTGCAGAAAGTCTTCCGGGATAAAATGGTGCGGCCCCGCTGGGTTGCAGTTCATCCAGATCTTCCAGTCGTCCCCAGAACACCGGGAAATCATCTGATCAATAAATGACTTCGGGAAGAGTGCTGCTTCATCTGCGTAAGCCCCCACAGCCGTAAGTCCCTGTAATTTATCCTGACTGGCTTCTGTATCAGCTCCGTAAAGAAAATAGGTGTTAGAGCCTACGTCAATATGTGGTTCGCTTCCTGACCTGACATAGTTATACGGCCAGCCCCACGCCTCAAACATCTGCAGCATAGGACGAATGACGTTTTTCTTTAAGGCCCCCATGGTCTTTCCTGCAAGAATGAAAGATTCTCCGGAAAACATCTCCTGGGACCACGTCAGAAATCCGATGATGCAGGCAATCGTCTTACCCGATCGAATAGAACCATCAGCTATTACATAATTGTTTTCGGCTGATTTAAGCCCTGGCCTCCACCAATGGATCAGTCTTTTCTGCTGATCAGAGAAAGGCTTGAACTTAAACGTCGCTGGTCTCTTCGCTATCTTCGGCATTATCATCCACCTCCTCTATTTCTTCTGGTTCTTCGTCAAACAGCGCTTCCATGTCTTCCTGTGTAGGCTTCATGGCCTTTAGGAAGCTCTGTATATTCTCTTCGTTCCCGTCATTGCCTCCAACCTCCTGATCTCTGGCCCGCTTGGCCCGATCGGTCCGGATCTTTTGTTCCTCGTCATCGGCTTCTGTTTGTGCCGACTGGCCGGAATACTTGGCAATGGCTTCATAGGCTTTTACATTGCCCTTTAATGCCTCTTTGATCATGGCAGCATGCATAACCATACCTAATGTGTTATCAAGGCCCATAGCTTCAAGAACCGGAGACCATTCCGGGTTGTTGACCTCTGTTGTCAGAAGATCATTCAATTCCTTCCGGAAGTTTGCTTTTCTTCTCCTGGCTTCACCAGAAGCCTTTCCACCTCTTCTGCCGAATTCCCTTGCTTCCTCCACGCTTCGCTTGTTAAATGGAATTAAGTTTTCATGTCCACTTGCCAATCACCTCACCTTCCAATCTGGCTAATTTTGCAATAGGAAACGCCCATCAAGGCTTAACCAAGACAGGCGTTTCCAAATTTATCTAATTCTGGATAATATTAATATACCATATTGACTTGTCCCCGGTTTACCCCTCTTTTAAAAATTATTTTTTCTGACTCAATAGCCAGTAAAACTTTTTGCGCCGATCGTAATACATTTTCTTTCCGCAAGGGATATTCATAATCATATCCAAATACCGGTAAGACACATCTTCCGTCACTGCTTTAAGCAAATACTGGTAAATATCCGGATCAGCCTCCAGGGCCGTCTGCTCTATCAGCCGGCAGTTCTGTTCCAGCATCGCCCTTCTCATGGCAAGCTGCTGGGTAGCGTCTCCGGGATTATGGCTGGTAGGCATGTCAGTAATCTCCATGGAGCCTACTGTGTTTGTTTTGTATTTCAGTTCATCTTTCCATTCGCCATACTGCAAGCACCAGTAATATAATTCCCAGAAACGATTTTTACTGATCCCGTACTTGCTTTTATTTAATGGTCTTACATTTCCCACTCTATCACCTCCCTGCTGTCAATTACCCACCCTGGGCTTATAAGTTCGTTTGCTGCTCAAATATTCTTCTTCCTTCCGTTGCCGTCCCAGAAGCTGCCGCATCCGATTAAGTGTAGATTTATTATTCTGGTCATTAAAAAACTCCACGATCAGCTGATAACGCTTTACATCGTCCTTGCTTTTTCTACGCTGCTTTCGGCTCCTGCGAAGCTGCGTAGTCACCTTGTCCGCCTCTGATCTGGTTTCAGCAAATTCCATGGCATGAAGCAGATCCTGTAAACGCTTGTCCTCTTCGCTCACTGCCTCACAGGCGAGCCGGTACTCCGTGGCACACTGATCTATAAATGCCAGAAACTCCGTCAGCTGCTCTGCCGGGCTTTTATCCTTTTGCTTCATCAGCTCTACCTCCAGTCTTTGGCTGATAATAAATCCCCGTACTGTATAAATGCCCCTGTCCTTCACAGTCACAATTTTTACGCCCGCAATCTACAGGCCAATGTTTACGGCAAATTAAACAAATCTTTCCGGTTACTGTTGGACGTATCCCTTCCGGGTGTTGGGTTTTCCGCTTCGGCGACTTCCTCAGGCTCCGATCCGGACACAAACTCGTATATGTGTAAGCTGGCATCCGCGCTGAAAAAGAGTTAGCCGGTGACGCCTTTAATATGCTGTCCTGCTTTGCTGCTCTTGTAACATCTTCTTTGCTCACTCTGTCCCTCCTTTGAATAAAATATCAGTTTACAGAACCAACTTGTCTATTTCCTTCAAAATCCATTCGTATCTTTCTGTAAGTTTTATCTTATCCCCCACCTTCCACCAGTGGGTATACTCTGTCCTTTTCAGGTTTTGGATTTCTCCCTGCAGCCAATCCTTCAGTTCCTGAACCGCTTCCGGATCAGGACTGGAAGCCTTAAAGCACTTAAGCATCTTCCGAATCGTGGTTTTATTGGCTTCCTGAAAGAAAATATCTGCATTTATTTTCATAGTTCCGTTTGGAATCTCAAACTCAATTGTCACCCTTGATCCTCCTTATCCTTGCTTTCAAACTCTCCATGACCCAGTTCTGGACATCGTCCTTTCGTTCAAGGGCTTGCATGACATCTTCGTCCCGGGTTCCACTGCACACCAGATGGTGGATAATAACTTTTTCCGTCTGGCCCTGGCGGTGAAGCCTTTTATTCGCCTGGGTATACAGTTCATAATTCCAATTAAGCCCGAACCATACCACATGATTTCCGCCTTGCTGAAGGTTTAGGCCATAAGCGCTGCTGGCAGGGTGGGTAAGTAGGATATCAATTTCCCGGTTGTTCCAGTCATCTTCGTCCTGTGTAGTCTTAAGCTCCCGCACCCTTAATCCGGAATCCTTCAAGGCTTTTAAGATCCTGTCCTTATCATGCTGATAGTTGTAAAAGACAAGTGCAGGTTTCCCCTGTAGGGATTCGATCAGCTCCATAAAGGCTTCAATTTTGCAGTTATGGATCTCATGGACGTTGTGATCCTCGTCGTACAAGGCTCCGTTGGCAAGCTGTAGAAGTTTATTGCTTAAGGCTGCTGCACTGGTAACACTTATTTCTTCTTCCGCTTCCGGAAGGGCCAGAACCATTTTCCTTTCCAATTCGTAATATGCTTTACTGGACTTTGGGTCCAGAATAACCGGAATCTGGTTGTAAGTAACATCAGGAAGCTGCAAATAATCTTCTGACTTCATGCTGATGCAGATATCTGATATTCGTTCCAGAATGCTGTTTTCGCTTCCAGGCTTTGCCTTGTAGTTGTAAATCACATTGTTTCCCCGATCTCCCGGATCAAAGTACCGTTCCCGGAACTGGGTATATTTTCGGCCCAACCGTTCCCCACCGTCTAACAAGAATACCTGGGCCCATAGATCATTTAAGCCATTGGGGGAAGGAGTCCCTGTAAGTTCTATCAGCCTGTCGATATGGCCACTCATACTGGCCAGGGCTTTGAACCGCTTCGCCTTGTGGCTTTTAAAGCTGCTGGACTCGTCCACAACCACCATGTCAAACGGCCAGGCATTCCGGTAGTAGTCCACCAGCCACACCACATTTTCCCGGTTGATAATATAAATATCCGCGGGGGTATTCAAAGCCCGGATCCGCTTGGACAGGCTTCCCAGTACCGGAGAAACCCGAAGCATTTTCGTGTGGTCCCATTTATCCTTTTCCTTTGTCCAGGTTCCTTCCGCTACCTTCTTTGGGGCAATCACTAAAACCTTTCGCACCTGAAAGCGGTTATACTTTAAATCCTTAATTGCCGTCAGCGTGGTAACTGTTTTCCCAAGGCCCATATCAAGAAAGAGTCCTATCTTTTTAATCTCCTGGATCTTGTCAATACAGTGTCGCTGGTAGGCATGTGGTGTAAATATCATCTTCTCATCTCCTAAAGCTCATACTTACAGTCAATGGCTTTGCTGACCTCGTCATACCCAAAGTCCTGAAAGAACTGACTTAAGCCATTAATGCCATATATCACATATATTCTTTGCCCTAAATCTGTAAGGCGCTTGATCTGCACATTCTGCAAAGCACTTAACTTCCCAGTATCAGTCTTTAGTTCTGTGAAAATTGGTGGATGTCCGGGAAAAATTACAATCCGGTCTGGCACCCCATCATTACCAGGACTGACCCATTTATAGGCCCGGCCTCCCAGCCTCCTTACTTCGTTCACTAGAATTTTCTCTATTTCACTTTCTCGCATAAAATCCTCCTAAAAATCCGCTGTCAACCAAATCTCTATATACGCGTGTGGTATATATAATTAGGCGTGTTAGGCGATATACGTATTTACCTATTCTACCTATATTTATATTTATATAGATAATTGGTTTACATAGTTTACAGTTAGTGTTTTTCCTATATTTTATAAGGGTTTCGGTGTAAACTATGGGTGTAAACTTACTCATTTTTTGGTTTACACGGTTTACAACCTAGTGTAAACCGTGTAAATCTTCTTTTTTCCCTTAGTTTACGGCTCTGGTTTACACCCTCTCAAATCCTTTCTGAGCTCCGTAAGGGCCATACCGTCTGGCTGATTTATTCCGGGTCCACCCTTTTAATGAAGATAATATATTGTTTATCTCTATGCTGTCCTGCTTTTTCAAATAGCCTGGATTTCCGTTATAGCACTCCACAAATATTTCCACAGCACACACCTTTTCTCTTTCAACCAGCCCTGCGCCTTCCCCAAGATGCAATTGGCCATTCCAGAACATTCTTCGTTTACTTAAATCCAATTGATCCCAGTTAGAAGGAATCTTTTTTTCCAGAAAGTCAAGAATCATACCTTCCTTCCCGGAAGTCTCCCTGTGGCTCTCCTGCTGTTCAAATGCCAGGGCTTCTACTTCTTTAGAAAGAAACAGTTCTTCCCCGAGTGCCCAATAGGCGTAAGCCTCCGCCCAGATCTGATCCACTTCTTTTGGCAGATCATTCCATACAGATTTCTTAGCTGGATGTATGCCTACATCGACGGGCAAGAAACGTCGGTTCCCAGTAGCGTCCTTTAAAAACTCGCTGTTATTACTGGTGCCAAAAAATACGCATCGGCGGGGATACCGTTCTGTATTGCGACCATAAGCCGCCCGGTAGATATCATCTCGCTTACTCAAAAACTGCTTAACCGCAGATGTCTCCTGCTTTGTCATAGCCGTAAGCTCTCCGATCTCATTGATCCAGGTGCCTTGTATGAGCTCCGCAGCGTCTTTCCCCTCAAAGCTGGTCAAGCTATCAGAGAACCATTCCTTTCCCAGAATAGCAAGAAAGGTACTCTTGCCGATTCCTTGGGGGCCCGTAAAAATTGGCATATAGTCGTATTTCACACCGCCTACGATTCCCCTGGCAACAGCAGCACAAAGGGACTTTCTCATAACGGCCCTGGTGTAAACGGTATCTTCTGCTCCTAAATAGACAGGAAGTAAGGTTTCCACCCGCTTCACACCGTCCCATTTAAGGCCTTTTAGATATCTTCTCACATCATTGATCCTGTTCTGTCCGCCCACAATGGCGAGCGCGGCATCTAACTTATTCTGGGCGGATATCCCATAATAGGTTTCCATGTACCAGAAGAACCCTGCGTCGTCTGGATCCACCCACTGACGCTTTTCTTCCCTTTGATCCCATGGAAGAGCCCCCAAAACAAGCCCCCGGTTTGCGAATTCATCAGTCACGATCTTTCCCTTAAGAAGTGGATCATTCTGCAAAACTATGATCACATTATTAACTGTCTTCTGGTAGTTTCCGTTTCCGTCTACGGAAAGCCTGCCGATCCAGCTTAGGTCCTCTTCTGCCGGCTGTCCGGGCTGACCCTGCTGTTCTGGCGCTGAAAAGGCTTCTCTCGCCGCTTCAAACTTTTCCTTGGCTATCAGATCAGCTACGGGTTTATCACCGACCGCCAAGCGGCTCATGGCCGCAAAGGACGGCAGCTTATTGACAGGGGTTCCATCTTTTGCTTCGTTATCCTTATCCCCGTACATATGGAGCCGGACCAGATCAAAGGCATTAACGAGCTGGCCGGAGCATGGATCCGTCGCATGGTGGGAGTACATGAATAAATCCCCATCATAGACGATGGCTCCGCCTACTGTACTTCCTCCTGTGTAGGTGTATCTTCCGGAAACGTTAGTCTCCTCATACATTCCTGGTATAAATTTCTCCATTGCCTGGGTGATACTGTAGGTCCGGCAGAATGCGCCGATAATCCCCCTTTTAGTCGTAGGATCCTCCTGCTTAGCAAGTCTTCTACGTTCGATTGCCTCTGATCCTGGAACCTGCGGCCATGCGGCTATATCATGCCAGTCCTCATACAGTGCCAGAAGACCGTCAAGGCTACAGAATGGACTATCATATACCTGAAACACATAAATGCTGTCAGCGCTGCAGCTGGGCCAATACATCAGTCTGGAGGCTTCAAAAGTGGTCGGATCGCAGAACTCAATGCCTATAAGGGCAGCCAGCTTCCTTGCTGCAGGTTCATATTCATCCGTTGTGGCAGTCCGGTCGAGGGGAATAATAACCCTTAACCTTGGCGCATATTCTGCGTGCTTTCTGGTACTGTAAATTGCCGCAGCGCACCCAAGTCCATTTACTCTTTTTAGAATGTCCTCTGTCTGACCTGTGGGGATATTATCAAGATCAAGGGTAATTAAATCTCTGCCCTCCACATAACACGCCTTACGGCGGTCACCGATCAGAGTACCACCTACAAAGCCGCCTACGTCCTTTAGCTCATCCTGCTGGCCTTTTGTGTATGATAAGTACTGTTCAAGAGTTTCTGTACTCCGGACAGGGTTCTTTAAACGGTCCACAAACTCCGACCACATGATGATACTTCTCGGCCAGTGCGTTGCTTTCCGGCTACCGGCTGTACTGATCTGCAGCTTTCTGTTATTCTGCACGTTTACTCCCTCCTAGTCCTTCATATAATAACTGCTTTCAAATCCAGCGCCTTTTAAAATAAGCCCCGGCGCCCAGGGTATCGGCTCTGCCATAAGATCACAGATACTTTCTACGGTCGTCTCCATGGGGGCGTCTATGATCACTTCATCATGTACGTGGAATACCGTCTGCAATCCTCTGGCTTCGATGCGCATTAATGTCACCGCCAAACAATCCCTTGCAATGGCCTGGACAATATTCTCCGTCATTTTCCCGCCATAGGTAGAGGTGACTTCCCATTTCTTTGTCTGCTGGCCAACTTGGTAATAATGAACCGCCAGCTTACCGAACTGGTTTTCCTTTAGAAAAGGTTTCGGGTAATAAAGTTTCCGGCCACTTGGAAGCTGTACAGTAAGAAAGGATTGCCCATAGACCAGATCACCTTCCAGGGCGAAGATCAGTCCATATATTCCCTGTGGCTGTGCGGTCTGCATGGTAGTAACTGCCGCCTGTTCCACGGCGTACCATAAATCTCTAATTCTCGGATTCGCCTGTCTCCACCTCTGTACAATATCCGGAAGTTCGTCTTCCGTAAGTCCTTGATCCAATGCACCCATGGCAATCAGCGCATTTGCTCCGCCCTGATACCCCAGGGCAAGGGTAGCTACTTTCCCTTTTTGACGTAAGGCATATTCAGGATTCCCTTTTGCTATCAGTTCAAGCGGAACATGGAACATCTGGGAAGCGGTGGCTTCATAGATTTTGCCGTGAGTGGCGAATACCTCATTGACCCACTGCTCCCCGGCAAGCCATGCAATGACTCGGGCTTCAATGGCTGAAAAGTCGGATACTACAAACTTGCGGCCTTCTGTTGGAATAAAAGTGGTACGGATCAGCTGTGAAAGCGTATCCGGTACATTTCCGTATAATAATTTCAGGCCTTCATAATTCTTTGCCTTGACGAGCTTCCGGGCATAGTCAAGAGTCTTTATGTAATTTCTGGGAAGGTTCTGCATTTGTACCATTCTTCCGGCCCAGCGTCCGGTCCGATTAGCCCCGTAGTATTGCGTCAGGCCTCGTACTCTGTCACCTTCTCCGCAGGCGGTATCCATAGCAACATATTTTTTGATAGATGTTTTACCAAGCTGCTGACGGATTTCCAGCATTCTACGGACTTCTTCCGAAAGATCATTCCGGTTCTTAAGCAGTTCCTCCACCGTAGCTTTCTGAATATCGGATAACAGATCAGGATCAGCTGAACACTCCTTAGACTGTTCGTTGAGCCAGGGGATTAGTTGCGCCCCGCTGTTGGGGTTAGAAAGTCCGGTAAGGCTAATAGCTTCGTCCGTCAGTTTTTGAGTGCTTACGGTATCTATGTAAAGAGCTCCTTCGATCATTTCCTTATCCACCTTGACACCATAAGCATTCATAAGAACATCAAGCTGCCATAGGCGTTGTTCATTTTGGGGCATTGGAAACAGATTCAGGCGCTTTAGTATCTCTCTTTCGGTCACGACATCCTGCTTGCAGTATTCCTTGAATAAATCCCATTTCTCCTGATCATGCCGTGGCTGATTCCAGGTCCGTCCACCATTTGTCCTTGTGGGCTTACAGGGAGTACAGAAGTACTTGATCAGGGCCTTACCGACTGTCAGCTTCTGCTTATCCTGGGGGAGCCCAATTGCCTTTCCGGTAGCTTCAAGTCCTGCCGTATAGCCACAGTACAAACCATGAGCCATGGTACAACGCCACTGATTGATTTGAGTTGTATATCCAGCACGGTTTAGGCAGTACCACTCAAACGCAGCATTGTAGGCATGTTTCAAAACCTTATAATCCGAAAGCGCTGATATGATCCAGTCCGGGATCTCCTCTCCATTGATCAGATCAACAATCTGAACGGGATTGTCGTTCCACTGATAAGCAAACAGGAGAATCTGAAAGTCCGGAGACTGGGCGTATTTATAAGCACCTGCTTTTTTAATGTCCACGCTGCTCCTGGTTTCTATATCAATACTTAAATGGTTCATTGATTCCTCCTGTTAGATTGAGGGGCCGCTAAGCCCCTCGTGAAATTAATATGGAAGTCCGGTAATTGGATTGATTCTCGGTGCAGTTTGCTGTTCGGTTGGGGCAAACGGTGGATTTGTTGGCTGACCGTAAGACTGAACCCATTGCTGCTGACCGAACGCATTAGAAACTTGCACGTTTTGAGGAGTTCCGAAAGCCTGTGCTGCTGTTGGGGCGCTTCCCCCCAGGGACTCCCCGTCCCTTCTTTTCTGTACAGGCCCAAGACCACATCCGATTCCCTTTTTCCCACCGAAAGCGTAGGGGAAGAAGGTCACATTTACCCGGGCGTACATACCGCTGTAAACTTCGGACTGATTGATAATAGGATTTCCCTGAGCGTCCACAATCTCAGGGGGATAGTCAGCTTTTGCACTGGCTGTAAATACCCAGTGTCCTTTACACTCTGGACCAAAGGCCATACCATCAGAAGGTCTTACCCCATCCCCATCGTAAACAGGTGTCGGCAGAATCGGAGGGCACTGGCCATTCCACTTTTCGGAAATTCCTTTCTGCTTAGCCGCTTCAATGGCAGCATTGATCCGGCCCATGGTGTCCGTATCAGACTTAGGCACCAGAATGGTACAACTGAACTTCTCCTCCTGCCCCTGCATCGGCGAATAGGGCTTAAATAAATGTACGTAAGACAGTCTTACTTCTCCGGTTGTGATGTTTGTTAATTCGTTCATATTAAATATCCTCCTTGAATGCGTCTTTCGCGCTTATAATATTTGTGATTGCCGGTCTTTTATCTGATTCTTTAACCAGAGCCGGTTTACCGGGGGCTTTCTCTACCTTGTCCCCTACAAAGGTTTCAAAATCTTTCTTTCCTACTACTTTTTCTATCTGTGCCAGGGTGAGGGGCTTTCTTTCCCATAGTACAGTCTCGGAAATTCCGTTTTCTTTCAGCTTTGAAAACGCTTCGTCCAAGTCTGTCCATACTCTGGATCCCCTGCCTTCTACTGCTTTCCAGCCAGGAACTTCTTTACCAGCTAAGCATTCTGCAAGCGCACAGTCCTGAAGATCACTAAGCCACTTGGCAACGTCCGCCCCTTGCGTAAGATACTGTCCCATTTGCTCATTGGAGATCAAAGGCGGAAGTTTACCCTTATCAGGCGAAAATGCCAGTCTGACATTTTCATCCGCCCTTGCCCGGCACCTGCCATGGGCTCTGCAGTATTTACAAGTTTTAGGACCGGGAGCGAACTCCCCTTCTCCTTTGGTGGCCAACTCGGCACGCCCTTGCACGTATTTTCCCCAAGCCAGCAATTCCTTTAAAGGACATCCCCATTCTGAGATACCGTCGGATAGCCTGGGCTGAACAATGGACATCTTGATCTCTTCTATAGGATACAGAACTTTATAGGTTTCATAGGCTCCCAAAGCATAAAGAGCAAGCTGGGGATTACCTTCCGCTTCCACCCGTCCATCTGGACTTTTTCCGTACTTAAAATCTATAACATGCAGCACCTTACCTCCGATCAGCACACAATCCGCAGTCCCAAAACCTTCGGGAACATAGGCGCTAAAGTCTACCCTCTTTTCGATAGCCACGTAAGGCTCAATTTTCATGGCCAGAGCCACCGACTTTATGTAATCCAGATACTCATCCGTATAGCCCAACATTTCATCCTGCCAAAGCTCTTCCTTTTTTAGCTTATTGATCCCAGCAGTCAGCTTCCGCTTTCCAAAGTCTGTTGTGTAGAAATAGTTCCGGACTTTCATTTCTGCTAATTCGTGAGCAAGTGTACCCTCTTTTGCCGCTTCCGAAGATGTGTCAGGAAACTGCTCCTCCAGCTTTGCACTGGGAGTACAATAAAGCCATCGGTGAGCACTGGAAGCACTTAATAGGGCATGTGCCCGTTCCGCATGTCCCATTATATCTGTGCCCCCAATCCCCGAAGTGCTGTTGCAAACGCTCCGTACTGCTCCTGTGGGAGTGCGGGCAATGCCTCCACCCCAAACTGGGCCAGAAGGTTCAGCAGATCAGCCTGTCTTCCAGAATCCATAAGCATAACCGCCGCTTTTGTTAAGTCGTCCATGGTGTAACTCTGTGCCGTAGTCTGCACCTGTGCAGGAATCTGCTGTGTTGTCTGCTGTACCGGCGCAGGGACTGTTGTTGCAGGGCTTTCCTGTTTAGGCGCTTGATCTGCACCAACCTGTCCGCATATCTTCTTGGCAAATACCAACATATCTTCAAATGAGTTAAATTCAACTGTGATCATAATTCGATTCCTCCTAATCCTTCTTTTAATGTTATAAGCTCCTCTTTTGAGAGGGTAATACCTTTTGTCATTTCAGACCGGTCATACGACCAGCCACGAAGATCATACTTCGGAGAATTATCTCCCCATTTAATCAGGTTCAGTTCCTTATGGTATTTTCCTGACTTTGGGAGTTCCACAAGGGTTTCTAAAATCTCGCATTTCAAATCTGGCATTACTGCTTTTCTCCTCTCTTGGTCTTAGTACTTACCTTTTCTATGTAAATGGTTTCTGCAATTCTATAAATATTAAGATCAGTTCGGTTCTCTTTTTTCTTCCAGCCTCGAAGAGTGGAAACCTTACCCATTGCCTGTTTTGGATTGTCATACTCAAAGCTCATAGTTTTATGAGCAGAAGCCATAAACTCTAATACAGTTTCAATCTCCACGCTTGGAGTACGGCCAAGCCTTGCAGCTTCCGGAATTTTTACACCAAAATTTATTTTCATTCCTGTTTTCTCCTTACCTCCTGTTAGATACCTGACATTCTCCTCTGTGACGGTATCTTTATAAGTCAGATCATCGGTTCCCGGAATCACATCATCCAGGCTGATTGTCTGGATCCGTCTATCCTGTTTTATTCGCTCATGGCCAATGGATCTGCGCACAGCCTGTTTGACTATTGTTTTAAAAGACCACTTCCTAATCTCTGGCTGCGCAAACCACTTCTTTACCGCTTGGAGATATCCAAAGGCTGCCACATCGTACAGGTCATCATCAAGTTTCTGAATTCTCATACACCATTCCAGGGCACTGTGATTCTCTTCCGCAAAGATCTGTTCCTCCGGGGTAAGCGGGGTAAGCATGATACGTTCACACATGATTTACCCCCCCCCTGAAAATCCGCTTCTCATAGGCTTATTCCTTATTGAGATTACGCATTACATCATCATGCAATAATTCAAGGGTAATCATCCGCATGGTCTTATCAGGATTTTTCTTTATTGCGGCATAAACCAGTTCACATAGACCTGTAAAAATGGCAGCATCCGGTCCCTTAACAGTTACAGATCTTTTTCCATTCATACCCGATTCCTTACAGAAACACATAACAACTGGGGCTTCCGCATCCTTCTTTGCCGCTTTTTCCATAGATTTTAATAAATTTAAGAACTCATCCATCTTGATTTCCTCCGACTCTCTACGTATAATAGAGGTGAATAATATTTACCAGTTACCTTGATTCCCTGGGAGTTGCAGCTCCTGGGGTTTCTGCTTTTTCAGAATAGATACTAATTTTGCCACTTTGCATACAGCATTTTGCATCAATCCCTATATCCCTTGCCTCCTGTGTAAGAGCCAGACCTAAACTGGACATTTTGTTAGCCAGGGGCATAAGTCTAAAAACCACTTCTACCGGAACTTTAAGATCCAAAGTACTGATAAAGTCCACCGTATCATTATGCTTCTCAATTAATTTCAGCATTGCATCTTTTGTCATGACTTCTCTCCCTTCTCAACTTCTGTAAGACCTCTCAAAATAGCATTAATCCATAAATCTTCATGATTCCAGTTGATCTGTACAGGTGCATGTTCTGCAATGGCCTGTAAAATGATCTCTGCTGCTTTACGCTTGTCCATCATTGCTCATTCCTTTCACATCACTTCCAACGCTCCACACACCGCAAACATCAGGATCATACTGCTGACAAATATTACTGCAGGTATAATCCGCTTGGTAAGCTCCATCAAGCGTGACGGGCTGGTGTCGGTGTAATCATCTAAATTGTCATAGTACTTTTGCATGGGGGACCTCCTTTCCCGGTTCTTCAGCGGGACAGTTATTTATAAAACTTTCCAGATCAGCACCACGGATTTTAAATACTCCACGTGTTCCCAATCTTACGCAAATAAGCCGTCCCTCTCTGATGTAGTTATACACGGTCCTTGGGTTTGTCTTTAGCACGGCAGCCGCTTCTTTTACGGTGTACAGCGGCTCGTATGGCTTTACCATCTGACTTCCTCCTCTCATAACTTTTACATGGATACCGCCTGCTTCTTTCAGGGCATTTGCGCCCACAGGACTTGCATGAGTACATAATCATGTCAGGCTACTCCCAAACCCATATGAGCGTTGGCGTCTGTAATCAATTCCTCCAAATACGTAGGAACCTCATAGCAGTCGATCAATTCGTGAGCGTCGGCGATATACTTTCGTTTGAGAGCCTTGTATGACTTTGGCTTACCGCTATCATCATAGATTCCAAATTCCCTCTTGATCTGATCGTAAATATCACGATAGACCTTTGCCCGGATTTCATTGTCCTTGTAGGCTTCCGACTGCTTACCACCCAGCACCTTCACGCCTTTACGCTTTACATGGTTGGACAGCTCGTCTGCTTCTGCTCCATAAAGAGGAATATCGAACTCCAGCTTGTCCATGCGGTTCTCCATCTGGACCTGCTTCCGGTCGATCATTACAATGGCTTTCATTTCCTGCGATAATCCCGCAAGCGCATCCTGCTGTTTGTAATAACCATCAATCAGGTTGCTATATGCTTCCCATGCCTTATCTGTGTTCAGGGACTTGGCATGAAGGAAAGCTCCTTTTTCGGTCCAGAGGTAGAATTTTCCCGCATTCCTTGAACCGTCATCAATTTGATGATGGTTGAGAAACTCTCTTTTCTCGTCACCTTCCAGACATATGAAATGCTTTCCATCCTCGTAACGATTGCGATTCCGATTGAAATTATTTGAAATCACTTTTGCATCCGCCTCGTATACTTCTGCGATCTGCTGTGTTATCAGTACCCGTATATTCCGGTATTCGATTACTCTTAAATCTTTCAAGACTTGTCCTCCTTTTCTTCTAATAAACTGTCTACGGTTACGCCTAATAACTTTGCTACTTTTTGAACCCTCCACACACTTGGTTCGTTCTCATCCCATTTACAGATACTACTCCTTGGAAATTCGAGATTTCTTTCCAATTGAGAGATAGGGATATTTTGCTTATCGCATAATGCTTTTATATTTCCGTAAAGCAAAGTTTCACCTCCTACAATTTATGGTTGCGTAAAATTTTATGTTTTTTGCTTGACATTTTGCGTAAAATATTCTAAAATTGAAAGCGCCAACAAACAACAAAGAATATAAGCCTTTAAATATGACATTCGCAAAATCTTGCGCAACTCATAATTTTATTATACATAAAATTTTGCGAATGTCAATACTTAATTGCGCAAAATTTTGAGGTGTGTAACAATGGGATTATATGAACGGATACGAGATACTGCAAAAGCAAAGGGATATTCAGTAAACCGCTTAGAACAAGAACTTGGATTTGCTAGAAGTTCAATAAATAAATTTAACAAAAATGCGCCTAGTGTTGATAAATTGCAGAAAATTGCAGAAACTCTAGGGGTAACAGTTGACTACCTAATAACCGGGAGTAATAATGAGGAGACCGTTAAAGAGGTTTCACCTTTTGAAACTCTGGCCGCTCACTTTGACGGAGAAGAACTCTCTGAAGAAGAAATGGAAGAGATCATGAATTATGTGGAATTTGTAAAAAGCAGACGTAAATAGTATGGTTGTGGAGTGATAACTATATGATGAATGACTTGGAAAAACTTGAACAAAAGGCAGCAGATGAAAATATTAAAATTGACTATATGAGGTTTAGAAGCAGCAATATACGTGGTCTGTATTATGAAGGATCGGTAGCCATAAATTCAGATCTGCTCACTACCGCTCAAAAAGCAGACGTTCTTGCCGAGGAACTTGGACATCACTATACTTCTTCTGGAAACATCATAAATTATAAAAACGTGAACAACAAGAAACAAGAACGCACTGCTCGTTTATGGGGTTACAATGATAGAATAGGATTGATGGGAATAATAAATGCATTTAAAGCTCATTGTGAAAATGCGCATGATATTGCAGAATATTTAAACGTATCAGAAGAAACTCTAATTGAGGCCCTAGAATGCTATCGTCAGATTTACGGAACCGGAACCATGGTAGACAATTACTTTATACAATTTGAACCAAATCTTCAAATACATACTTTAATGTATCCGAAATAGGATGTAAAAAGCCCCAGGAGCTGCGAACTTCTAGAGCTTTTCACATAGATTCTCTTACCGGACGCTCCGAATAAGATATAACTACTTAATCACTAGAATTATATCATTTTTGGAACGTCCTGGCAAGGGGGCGTATTTTTTATACCCAAAAATAGAAAGGAATGACATTATGGGACAATTACGAACACGAAAAAGGGGATCCTCCTGGCAATACAGTTTTGAAGCAGCCAGGGTAAATGGACAAAGAAAGTCCATTGTGAAAAGCGGATTCCGCACAAAGGAAGAGGCGATCAAGGCAGGGACGCAAGCCATGACTGAATACAATAACTCCGGCCAATCTTTTACTCCATCAGAATTAAGCATAGCCGACTACCTTGACTTCTGGTTTGACAACTACTGCAAAATGAATCTGAAATACAACACTCAGCTTGGATATATCCAGATTATTGAGAATCATCTGAAGCCGCAGTTTGGCCAGTACAAGCTAAAGGCCCTTACCACCGCTTCCGTCCAGGAATACATAAACCGTCTTAAAACACAGGGTCTTGCCCGGTCTTCCGTTGTCGGAATCTTATCCGTATTATCAGCCGCTTATGAATACGCAATAGAGCCGCTGGCCTATGCCCGGGAGAACCCTTGTGAACGTGCCAGAATTCCCAAATTTGAGCGTAAACCAAAGGAACGGTACATAATTTCCCCGGAGGACTTTAAAGCCATTCTGGAACGCTTTCCAGAAGACAGTATTTTTCATATACCACTCATGATAGGCTATTATACCGGGTTGCGGATTAGCGAGGCTTTTGGACTCACGTGGGATGATATTGACCTGGTAAATAAAACTCTTACTGTAAATAAAGCAATATTAAAAAGGAATTACGGAGTTGATGTCCGGAAAGTACTGGAACAGAAGGGAAAGAAGGAAGAAAAGTCAGCCTGGTATTTCGGCACACCCAAAACAGAAAGCTCCAACCGCACAATAAAGTTTGGTACGACTCTCTATAAGGCATTAAAGCACGCAAAGGCTACGCAGAAAAAGAACCGGCTTTTATATGGGGAATATTATATGGAGCATTACCTAAAGCCCGAGAAAGACGAAAAAGGAGATCCAATATATCGAATCATTCCAGTTGAGCGAAGTGTCGAATGTGCAATGAAGAAAGTTGAGATGGTCTGCGTCAGGGAGAACGGGGAATACGTAAGTACGGATTCTTTCAAATACTGCAGCCGTGTAATCCATAACGAATTGCAACTTGCATTCGACTACCATTCCCTACGGCATACCCACGCCACAATGTTAGTTGAAAACGGAGCCGATATAAAAGATGTACAAGCTCGCCTGGGCCACTCCAATATAAGCACTACCCTGCAGACTTATACCCATGCAACTGATACAATGGCTTCCAGAAGTGTGGAGATTTTTGAAAAGGCGGCTTCCATTTGACAACATCTCAAAAAAGGGTTGTCAAATGGTTGTCACCTCCCACCGTTGTCGGTATTAAAAACCGCTTAAAGCCTTATTTTACACGGGTTAGTAAGCAAACAGTTTCCACATTCGCCGTTTATAAAAACCATAAAACCATTTATGAAACAGTGTGAAATACAATAGCTGTTTATCCGGTAAATGCGTCAAGAAAAAGGAAACTACAAATCAGATTATAGTATGTCGTGAATTAGAATGAAATAGCGTAACCGATTGGAGGTTGTCAAATCGTAGTCATTGACAACCTTAGGGCGGGTCCGAAAACCGGTTGCCCGCTCTTTTAAATTATATTTAAAAATCAAGATCTTCATCATCTTCATCGTCAATATTGTTATCCTGACACGCTCTTAAACCTCTTCTAAAACCTCTTCTAAAGGCTTCGCGCTCACGTCTACGACACTTGTGGTCGTTACCCCAATTACCCTGATTATTACCTTGACAGTTACAGCAGCAATTACGACGACAGTTGTTCCAATTATTAAAACAACACATGATTTTCACCCCCTTTTTGTTTGGACTTACTATATTGTATGTTCCGTTAAGACAAGTCGTGAAAATCAGTAGTTATCTTTCTCTAATTCGCCAGCCCCGGCCACTGCAGCGCACCGTCCTGATCAGGCGTGAGCGTTACCGGATCAGTGATCATCTTGCCTTCTGCGTCCACCGCATAAATCTTTCCGGAATTCTCCACAAACTGTGACCTGCACATAGCACCGTCCGGTCCCAGGTAATACCATGCACCGTTATATTTGTACCAGGTGTTTGTGACCATCATGCCAGCACCGTCAAACCAGTACCACTTACCATCAGGATCCTGGTGCCATTTGTTCTGTACACATAATCCTTTATCTCCGTTGTAAAATCTCCAGCCGCCGTCCTCTTCTTTCCAGCCGGATTTCTTTTCAGGTTTCGCAGTTTCTATTACAGCTTTAACACCTTTGTCAAGATTGACAGCCACGTGATGGCCCTCATAAAGCAGGATGTCCCCAGGAATCAGATAAGCGTCACTTGTACGATATTTACTATCTGTATGCACCTCAAAGCCTACAGCCTTTAATGTAGCCCGTAAGCTCCGTGTTGTAAGTGATGGGCTGATCGTCTGTAATTTACTTATACCCAGTTTATGTCCGGCCGCTATGATATTAGCCGCCGTAGACGAACTGCAATCCGCTTCACACGGTACTTTTATTCTCTCTGTGTTCCAGCCGGCCGCCTTGAGCTGGGTATAATATGTAAGTCTCTGACCCTGATCATATCCCACATTGTCATTAGACGCTGCCGCTCTTGAAATCTCCGCAATCTTAAGACCTACAGTAACATCCGGATAGCGCAGTACATAGTTCCATGGCCGGTTGTACCATGGAATGTTTGCATATTCTTTTCCAGTCTGATCCCCGGCTACGCCTCCAGTATATTTTCCGTTTTCATCATGTCCGCAGTTTGATATCATGGTATCTTCCTCCAATCGAAAAGAAAGGACCCAGGATTCGCCCAGGCCCGTGAGTTGCGATGTCGCAACAGGTTTATGTGTTATCCGGTAGTTCGTCAGTATACTTTGACAAGAATTTCTTTATAATTTCCCAAACCCTTTTTACAGGAAGCCCACATAGAGTCATGTTTTTAAGAATGCTCACCAGCTCATAAGCTATGTACAAAAGCCCGAAGAACTCCGCCACACCGATGGTATCAACCGGCAGATACGTCCTGACAGCTTCAGGAATGAAGCCAATCAGGTTTAAGTGCACAATCTTGTCAAGTATTAAAAGAAAGGCAAGAGAAGCCAACATGGAGATTTTCCGAATCGCTCCATCAATTCCAAAGCAGCTGTTAAATTCATGCTCCTTAATTGCCCGGATACAACCAAAGCAGGTATCCATCACTACCGCCAAAATAACTAGTTTAATAATTGTGCTTCCCCATGCCAGGGCAAGCAGTTCCATAATTTTGTCCATTTCTATTATCCTCATTCTTTCTTTAATTTTCTTCTAACCACTTTTTGGTTTTTGACAGCCAAAAGTTGGGGACCTGTTCAATGGTCATGATTGAGTTTCTAATTCGTTTTCCGTAAAATTCTCCCATTACTGCGCACCCCCTTCTGCCAGTTTTCCAACAACCTCTCCCATGTCTGTGATTGCTCCGTCCTGTGTTTCCTGCCCTGCCTCCACATTATCCAGACGTTTTTCAATATCTGTCTTTTCACGTAGGGAAACGGTGATATGTACACCATCTTCCTTTGCTTCCCAAGCTCCCGGCAGTAGCACAAGATCAGTATAGTTCCCTACGGTTAAGCCCTCGCTGTTCTGTATCTGGACGCTTGCAAGGTTTTCTTTTGTCAGTTTTGGCAATACTTCCGCAGCCGCTGTCCAGTCCTGAAAGATTGTAGTAAGGCTTGTAAGGCTTGCAGCTGCCTCTAATTCCATTATTGTTCCATCTTTAAGTATTAATTTGTCTTTATTCATGTATAATTCCTTTCTGCCTGTTCAGGCATAAAAAAAGAGCCTTTTCGGCCCTGGTTTATAAGTTTATTTGGTTCAGTAAAATAGCAATCAACTTCTTTATATTCTTCTTTAAATAATAATGAATATTTGTTAAAATATACTAAAACGAATGAAGGGACGTATATTTATATGGAAGCTGATAAGATTATTGATATTGTAAAAAATGTTTCTGATATCTCCGATGAGGTCTATGCGGATGTTGTTCAACCTCCAGCACAAAATGTCGGAAAGTCGCTTGGTACCGTAACCGATTTACTCAATACCTTACTTACGCCTATCGAACTTTTAAACAAAACAATATCTCTTAAAAAAGAGAAATTCCTGGAGGAATACAAAAAAAATTTGAAAGATATTCCCGAAGAAAAAGTAATAACTCCAAATTTTTCGCTTATTGGACCTATGATTGAGCATCTCAAGTATAAAATTACAGAAGACGAATTGCGGAAAAAATATGCAAAGCTTATAAGCGAGGCTTCCAATACTGACGGTTTAACAAAGCCCCTTTTATCATTTGAAAATGTTTTAGATCAATTGAGCCCATACGAAATAGAATTGCTAAGCCTTTTATTTTCAGCTTTACCCGATCAAGTATATCCTATTGCTTCTATTAAAGTATCAAAAGACGTGGGTTATAACCAACCTTATAAAAACATACCAGGAGTATCGTTTAAAAACTTACCTTTTGAAACTGCTTCAGTTTTAATTTCAAACTTTGAAAGATTGGGCATTGTTTATATCGATCCACTTCAATACGTAGAACCAGCTTCTGAACGATATGCATACTTGGAAAATTCCCTTCTTTATCAAAGTTTACAAATACAATGTCTTGCATCACGAGAACAAACTAATCTCCCATACCCGGCTTGTGAAATAGAAAAACATATGTTTTGCCTCACTGAATTCGGTAAATCATTTGTCGCTACAGTAATCGCTTAAGCATTTTTTTATAGTTTCTGGAAAAGCTTCGATTTTCCTTTCTAACACATTTGAAAGAGATTCTGTATCTTCAATATATTCTTTTACCATTTCGGTTGCCCGTAGCTGGCTTTTCTCAAGGTCAGCTACTCTTTTTTCAAGTTCTTTATATTTCTTTCTACTAATCCACATTTTTATTCCTTTCTGCTGTTTCACGGACAGCTCCTGTTCTAAGGTAAATAGCAATTTAGCACTAAAAGCAAATGCAAGCGATCTGACTGCTCTTGTTCAA